TTTACCCTTTTAAAAAAAAAAAAAAAAAAAAAAAAGAACAAACAAAAAGATTATATTGTTGTAAAGGTGTTACAGAGCTCTTTGTTTCTTTATCTCTTACTTCCAGAGCTCTTTGTTTCTTCTACTTTAGAAAGTGTAAATTTTATCAAAAATAATGCTCCGAAGGTTATAGATGTATAGCGACATTGCTGTATGTTTATATTATATATAGGGCATATATTTTATATACAGCTCATAATTGTATAAATGTACATTGTTTTCACTTGACAACTACCACAAATAATGATATTATATAAGCATTATACTGAAAAAGGAGAAAGAGATGAGAGATGTATCGAACAGTAGAAAGTTTAACTGTCAAGGACACGTGGACGTGGTTAAGTTTGCGAGCCTGCTTAGGGAGCTGGAGAGGCTTGGACACAAAGTGCCAAATGTGTCTTCAGCTATTAGGATTCTCGTAGACTTGTTTCTGTTGACTCTCGAAGAGAACCCATTGTTTGTCTCCTTCGACAATGTAGAGACAGCTCAGAACTACCTTGTTCTATCTGGATACAACATTAATAAGCTTACAAATAGCATTAAGGAAGAGGTCAAACAGTTAAGAACTACGTTCAGACCCACAACGCAATCTTCGATTGCTAACCTTTCTATTGAGGAGATGAGAAGCTTAGAAGATGAGATGGAGGATAAGGGACTTCAGATAAAGAGGGTTACAGTAAGAGTGTCTCCGAAAAAGGAAACACCGACGCCCAGCTCCGACGAAGAGCTCGTTCAAGCTATGATTGCAAACAAACCTTTGGTGGAAGAAGAAGGAGAAACAAAATGACTATCACAGTTGACCTTAAGAGAGTAGAGAGGTACTTTAAGAACCCACCAAGTCCTTTTGTGAGAAACGATGGACACATAACAGCTATTCTTGTCTCAGCTTTGCTGGATGCTAAAGCACAGAAGAGAAGCGATGTTACCTTTCTTGTTTTAGGGCACACCGAAGACATGGCAACGAACCTCTGCACAGCCTTGGTAAACTTAGCAAAGGTTATTGGTATTAAAGCTAAGAGAGTAGATGTTCAAACAGCAGTCGTTGGAAAAGCTAAAGTGAGAATTATCTTCAAGAGTATTCACTCAAACACACGTGGTATACATCCTTCTATTATCTACAGAGATAACTCAATAGCCTCTAAAATGTTAGAACAACTAAAAGATGTCCTTAGGCCCTTTTCACCCACCGCCTTTGAGATGAGCGTAGTAGAGGAGCATCTAAAAGAAGCTATAGAGATATCGTGGAAAGCAAGAAAAGAGGATAGGTCAACAGAAGCGTTTGTCTATAGCCTTCCAATCCACGTTCTCTGAGGGGTCTACGCTGGAGCTATGCTTCGTAAGGTGTTCTGTATTACAATTGTAATAAATGAAAAATAATGAAAATTTCTCTTGACATTGGAAAAATTCTCATTTATGATAAATGTATAATCGTCGATAGATAGAGACGAAATCTATAGAGAGGAAGGTGAACAAACATGGAACATCAGGGTATAGTTGTTGAAAGCACCGCTTTCCATATCGAAAGCATCTGCGTTCCGCAGACTATGTGTCCGTCTAAAGATAACATAGCAGAAAAATTCTCCTTTGCAGTGTTCTATGGAGACACACAGATTACAGAGGAGACTGACAGAGTGGAGGCGATACAGAAACTGCATCGCTTTACCGAGACGCACGAACTGCTGGGCGACAAACTTCTTGAGGTCTTAGGTCTGAAGGAGGAAGATAATGTGCAAGGGTTGTGAACACTCAGCTGAGTGCGAAAGCATTATGAAGACTATCACTCAGCCAGTTAGCGAAAGAACTTTTGTTGAAAAGTACCACCGCTGTCCTCGGCTGTTCGAGATGGAGAAGAAAACGGCTAAGAAGCGAAGCAAGGCTGCAACTGACATCCTTGCGAAAGCGCTTGATGTTGGGCTGTCTTTGAGAGAGAAGGACATTTTGTTATCTTTGTTAGGAAAGTGAGGTGATATAGAATGGAAAAGACAGTAGAAATTGCAAACAACCTTTACAAGACGGCGGAGAAGGCAATCTTACGAAACTTCGCTGAGGCTATTCTTCTATCAGTAGAGGCTAGAGAAATGTCTTATGACACTAAGACTTACTTCTATGGTCTGACAGTCGAAGAAGCCTGCAAGAAGGCACTTAAGATTTACAAGATGTCTGAGGACTGGCTACCGCTGATGGGTCTTTCTCTTGGGTATATGTGGAACGATGTTATCGAGTGGGCTAATAAGATAACTGAAACAAAAGGAGATGCCAATGCTGGTAGCAACCTATAAGTTTAAGAAAGACCTTGTGGCTTCGATAGGTCAGCCTCTAAGGTTCCAAGAAACATCCTTGTTTGGTGCTGAGTATAAAGCAACAGGCCACTTCTCTGTAGTGGGTCCAGGTGCCTATGAGAGAAAGTGGTATGCCTCAGTCAGTATGCGTGACGGTGTTATCGAACACGTTGAGTGAAAGAGTTTCTATGCCAGAGGGAGACAGGTGTCTCCCTTCAGCACAGAGACTTTGGAAAGAGAAAGGTGGTGACACAAAGATGAAAGACTTAGAGAAGGTTTTCCTATCAGCAGTATCTTCAATGTTTGATAGACTTAAAATAATGAAAGGTGACATACTGTCTAAGCCAACTACAGAGGAAGTACAGGAGGCTAATAAAAAGTGGTCTCCAAGAGTCTTTAAGTGTTGTACTAAGAAATTTTCTAATAAAAAGAAAGGAGCACAACAAGATGGACAGCATTAAGAACCCTGCAGTCTTTTTGAAAAAGAAGGAGACAAAAGGAACTTTTGTCTTCGAGGAGATGGGAGACCTTCCAATCTTCGGTACGCTGTATATGAAGAAGTATGCAGCGAAAGAACTTGGTATCGGAGATACTTTTACGCTTGAGGTAAAGAAAGCGTGAGGTGGGAAGCAGCTTATCATCCCCCTCCCAAGCCACCGCCGCAGAAAGGAGGTGAGAAATAAATGGACTATGATAAAGCTTGTGAGCTGTCTGGATTTGAAAAGGAGACCAACAAATGAAGTGTTTTGGTTGTGAGAAGGAGTTCAAAAAAGGTGAAAGAATCTTCAAGGTCTTCACCTATAACGGTCTTTTAGAGGGCGAAGCCAGTCCTGAGCTTGAAGTATCACACAACGTTCTTATCTTCCACCCATCTTGCTTCGATGAGTGGAGAAGGGAGAAAGAAGACTGATGATAAAGAAGACAATAAAGACTGATGACAATTCTAAACTTACATTAGAAGTAAAAAAGGATTCTTATGCTATACTAACCTTTTATCCAGCAGGCTCTGTTAGAACTTTTATTTTTCATCTGCGTTCCTCAAACCTTCAAAGTATAGTTAAGGGTTGTAAGAGTGCTGAAAAGGAGCTGGAAAGAAACAGACTGAAGCATAATGCTCGTGCAAAGGAGAACAGAAAGAAATGTCTATAACACTTAAAGCTGGTGACACAGTACGTAAGATTCGTCCTTTCGACGGCAGTCGATTTGCCGGTCAGCCTTTTGGAAAGTCTCTCGTCGTGCTAGCTATCCACGACCTAACCACTCATAGCATAGCTATCTTAAACGATAAGACGTGGGAGCCAGTATGGAATCTACACTTAGTAAGTACAGAGGTTTCTTATTACCTCTCAACAATTCCAGGCTCAATCAAAAAAGTGTGATAAATAATAATTGCACTTTGCAAAAGAAAGGAGATGAAAACATGGCTTATATTGTTGAAGAAGACTTCCAGAGCGAAGAAGGCTACAGGTGTGTTGTTATCTTCACCGATATGGGACACCGCTGTGGCTACGTAGGCATACCTAAGACGCATCCTCTGTCTGGTCTTGACTACGGCGACAAAGTCCCTGAGAAGTTCTGCTCTCTGAAAGAAGAGCTTCTCAACAGACCCTTTGGAGAAACTGCTCCTTTTATAGCTATGCTTTGCGGAGAGCCAGACGGGATAGGTGTTGTTCTTGAAGTTCATGGTGGGATTACTTTTGCAAAGTCTACCGAAGACTATCCTGTCAAGACGGCTGAAAGCCTTTGGTGGTTCGGCTTCGATGCAAATCATTGCTATGATGCAAAGGACATGGATGCTATGCTGATATACTATCCAGAAAGGGAAATTGATAGTTTCTATCTTCAAATGGACGACGCCCAAAAGGTGAGAACAAAAGAGTATATGAAAGAGCAGTGCTTGTTGTTAGCCAGACAGCTAAAGAGGTTTGAAGGCTGAGATTCGTTGGAAGTATCTTGGGAGGGGGGGATGACAATCTTCGTGGAAAGGAGGCTTACTATGCAATCCACAGGGACGTTAAAGCTAGACGTATGGATACCGAATAGTATCTATATCTTTGGAGACTCCGACGGTAGTCGCTATCTCGTGTCTTCAACGGATGCTACTTCTGTGGAAAGGTATGAGGTGGCTATAGCTGAATATGACAGACAAATAGCTAAGCTTGATAAAGAGATGCTTGGTATAGAGCTTTGTATTGTTACTATTGCCTGTTTGCTAACTATTCTTTTCATCTTTAACCTGCTGTCTTTAAGAATAAGATGTAGAATAAATCACTAATAGGCTGTGAATTGTACAAAGATTTCCCTTGACATATCTAATAATAATGATATGATTGAATTTGTATGATTAAATTTGCTGAGAAAGGAGGTGAAACCTATGCTTAAAGTAACTGCGCTTGACACAAAGACCAACAAAAGCTGTGAGTACGAAATCAATCTTGGTACAGACCTGAAGTCAGCTGTAGCTATGTTTGGAGAAGCTCTCGTGTACGAGTTCTTCGTTCGTTCAGCTGAGATTTCAAGTAGAACGGTTGCTAAGAACCGTATGCTTAAAGGTAAAACGCCGGTTGAAATCACCACAGAGATGAAAGCTTGGAAGCCTGAGCTTCGTCTTTCAACGGGTCCGAGAGCTCCTAAGAAATCGGCTATTCAGAAGATTTCTGAAATGCTTGAGACCGGAAAGCTTTCTCCTGAGGAGAAGGCTAAACTCAAAGCCCTCTTGGCTAAGTAACTCTTTGGGGAGACGATGTTGTCTTGTCGTCTCCCTTCTCTTTTACGGTGCTATTGTACAATGATGTAAATAGGTGGGACTAAGGAAAGTGAGGTGTAAGATGAAAAGAATTAACCATGAGAAGCTTGAGATTACAAACGTTGAGGCTGAGGAGTATATGCGGTTTAAGGAAATAGAACTCAGCCTTATTGAGAACTGGCAGAGGAATCGTGAGGCTAAGGATGTATCTGAGAACTATCAGACAACGCCATCAATGGAAGCACACGACATATATCCGCTTTCTACATCAAGCGACCCAGGTCGTCCACCAAGCGAAGATACGATTAAAGAGCAACCGAAAGAGCCTCCCGCCGAGAAGCCGACCTGCAAGCAGTGTGAGAAGTATGACCATTGTGATATGGTTAAAATTGTAGAGGTCAACAATAAAGTAACATGCAGCGGTTTCGTCCCGATGAAAGAGCAACCATCGCCCCCTGAGACTGAAGCGGTGGGGGGAGAGTTGTGGTAAAAATTCACCTCGCAAAATAACCATGATAACAGGCAACCTTGACGACAACACCATTGAGATAAACATTTCAGAGGGCAACTATGTGATGGGGTTAATATCTATGACTCCCGACGCCTTCGCCGAATTCCTCGACGACTGCGGGCGGTTATTGCCTGTGCCGGATGAAGCTCCGAAGTGTAAGGTTGTTAGTCTTACTGGTAATAGGGTGGAATTATTGAAATCAGACAGTAACGCTGGAGCATTAAAACTTGGTAATTTTTTCCATGATTTATTAGATGCTGAAGGACTCTTCACCCTCGGCAAGACCTGCTTCGACCTTGCGAGATGGATTAAAGAGAAGGGAGCGAAATAATGTTATTTTATATTAACCTTATCTGTTATATTGTGGTTATCAGTACGCTGATTTGCATAACTCATGATTGCATTAAAGACCTTATCAAAAAAGCACAGGATAGGAAATTGCGTCGAGAAATGAGGGATGAAACGCTTAATGAAATCGCCTCCACAGTACATAAGACATATATGCACGTCATAACGCACTTAGGCACTATTGAACAAGATCAGAAAGGAGCGGGCAAATGAGAGTCTATAAAACCATTTATGACAAGACAACATCTTGCGATTCGTCATTAGAAAACACCATTGAAAACTTGAAAGTAATGTTGGAAGAAGGTGTATCGGAAGGTGAATCGGTAACTATTAAGGTTGTTGAAATGACGGAAGAGGAATTAAATAAACTGCCAGAATTTGAGGGATGGTAAAAAGGAGCGGGTAAATGAACTTAAAACGCATAGACAAGATTATTAAAGAAGTACTAAAAAATGACCGTAGCGACCCTCGCATACGAAGGCGGTGGGAAAGTTATTTTGAACTATTCAAGAAAAACATAGAGCAGAATAATGCAAAAATAAAGGAATTACAACACCAGCAAGAAACACTACTAAATATAGTAGAAAATATGGGTTATGAGTTGGTGTCGATGCTTAAAGATGTTAATAGAAAGAAAGGAGCGAACGATGATTCTATCAAAACAGAAAACTCTTCGAAAGAGAGCTGAGGAAATAGTTGGGCATCGCCCAGGGATGTATATATCTATAAGCTTTGGCTCTACTCGCCTCACTACCCATAAAGGAAAAGCTTATCCTTACCTATGTCGCATCTCAGACCTACATAACAAGGGTAAGTTTCAAGGAGCTGCGAACATAGAAGGTAAGGCTATAAAGATAGCTCTTGCTAAGGCTATCAAGTATAGATTTGGACAAGAGCACTTTTATACAACAGACTGCTTCCTTGTTAATAGAGAGGCAGAAGTCTGTCCAGTCTGTCTCAAGCCTTCAAGACATCTCTGCTTGAAGTGTGAAGAGCTTACTAAGAAATAAAAAAGTGCGATTAATATTAATTACACTTTGTGTGGAAAGGAACAAAACAGATGGGAAAGCGTGAAGGTGTTATGCTTGCAAGCAAGACTGACAATCTACAAAGGTCAATCGACAGATGGAAGACTGATAGAATAATAGTCCAACCAAAGATAAAAGGTGTGAGGTGTCGTGCTGTCTTGAGTCCCGCCGGAGAGGTTCACCTCCTCTCTTCTCAGCAAAACGAGATAGTCTCGGCACCTCATATAAACTTAGCTATTACAAACGTCATTAAAAAGAATCTCCAATCCTTGCCATTTATATCTGCTTTTGATGGAGAGCTATACATACCAGGTGTCGCCGAGCAAACTATCATTGGCTACTGTGGACGTGAGTATCTTAACGCCGATTCAGATATGCTTGAGTACTACGTGTTTGACCTTATAAATGATTACACTCAGAGCGTACAGTCTCATCGCTTGATGCTCCTGTGGAATATCTTTCCACACCCAATAGAACACATAGAACTAGTTCCCTCTACCTATCTTTTGTCTAAGAACTGCGAAGCAGAGGTGCTCAGCAAGATGGATGAGTTTGTTACTGCTGGCTTTGAAGGTATCATAATAAGGAATCCCAACGCTCTATACCAGCCAAAGAGAACAACAGACCTCCTCAAGATAAAGCCTGCATATACAATGGAAGTTCAGATAATAGGATATGAAGAAGAGGTCTCTATTGAAGGCGTCTATAAAGGTTCTCTTGGTTCCTTTACAGTGCAGTCTAACAGCGGTGCAGTCTTTAGCGTCGGTACTGGCTTTACGAGAGCTCAGCGTGTAGGCTATTGGCTGTGTAGAGAAAAGTATAGAGGAAGTCTGGCTACTATTCGATATCAGAACATCTCTGAGGAAGGGAGGCCAAAACCTGCTGTGTTCGATAGCTTTGTAGAAGAAAGGAGCTGATGATGGGTGTAGTGTCGACAGTAGTTCTACTGTTGGTGATGGTGTTGATAGTAGCAGACCTAATAAAGAAGGAAAGAAGGAGGTGATATAGATGCACGACAAGGTTGAGTTCTATGGAACAGACCCAAATGCTATTATGATTGATATGGGTAGACCATCTATATTAGATGGCATAATTAACTTAAAAAAAGGAGATAATAAGATGAGGCCTTATTCTTACTTAGTCATTTATATGGAAGATGGTATAAGAATGAATAGGATTCTCCGTGATGGAGTAATGCTTGCAAGAAATGAAGATGAGGTGAGGATGTCAGTAGCAAGAAGCTTAACTCTTTCAGAGAGTGAGAAGATTGAAGATATAACTATCCTTGTTAAGACCTGGTGTAGATAACAGAAAGGAGCTAATGTAGATGCTTGTTGAAGAAGTACCTAAGTGGCTTATTGATATGGGAAAGGTTTTAGGAAATAGACTTATTATATACAGTGAGTATAAGTATGCCTATGAAAAGTTCAAAGAGGAAGTTCTTAGGGGTAGAGGCTCTATTCCGCTTGATGACATTATATCTTGGTTCGACAAAAATCTTTTTAGGAAAGAGGTGATAAGAATGGCTAAAGGAAAGTGCAGTTGGTTCGGTGGACCTATGGACAAAGGAGTAGCAGAGAACGAGATGCTTGCGTTCTATCCAGACCATAGAGCTAGAACCCTTAACACCGTTGGCGCTCTCTATTGTGCTCTGCCTATTTTCTTAAAGCCTACGTTGATAACCCAGACGTTGAAAGACTTTCTTCGTGATAAGGTTATTGTGAAGGTAGTGAACACAGTAAAAAATAAGGTGGTCTGGTGTAGGCTTGTTGATGTAGGACCTGGTATAGGAAGCAGGGTTGTAGACCTTTCTATGAAGGCTATGAAAGACTTAGAAGCAAACACAGACGATGAAGTAGAGGTCTATCTTGAACAAAGCTTTGCCTCTTCTATAAGCATGCCTCCTGGTGTAGACATCGGTGGGCAGAAGTTGTTTCTATCTGACAAAGAAATGGAGGCGTATAAAGATGCTTGATGTCTTGTATCACGAAAGCTTTGAGAGGCTAGACCCTTCCAAGATGATAGCCTTCGAGACTTGTCCGAGGAAGTTCTTCTATCGCTATGTTCTCGGCTGGACTGTGGAGTCAGCCAACAACCACCTAATCTTTGGGCAAGCCATACACAAGGCGATGGAGCAGATATATGTAGGAGGCTTTACGGCGGAGTCTGTAGACTTAGCCTATAAACAGCTTACTGATATATACAGGGCTAGCTTCGACGAAAGTACAGATGAGCTCTATTTTCCAAAAGTCCCTGGTATAGCCCTCATAGGTCTCGTTAAGTACATTGATAGGTACAAAGAAACAGATAGAAACGTCGATGTACTTCACACAGAAGCCTCTGGAACAGTTCCTATCTCACCAGAACGTCGCCTTTACTTTAGGCTTGACAACGTCTCCAAAGGAGATAGAGGTTACTATACACTTGAGCATAAGACTGCTTCTCAGAATAGTAACGCCTGGCATGCACAGTGGGAACTTAGCTTGCAGATACTGACTTATATCCACGTCCTGATGTGCCTATACCCAGGAGAAGAAGTCTATGGTGCCATAGTCAACGGTCTATTCTTCTATAAGAGACAAGGTGGAGACGTCGAGTTCGAACGTGTACCTATCCTTAAGACAGAAGTAAAGATGAAGCAGTGGCTCTGGACTGTCAACTTTATCTATGATATGATAGAGCATAACTATGAAGAGCTTAAGCTGTGTACTCCTCAGGATGAGGTGATGATGTGCTTCCCTATGCGGAGTACAAGCTGTACCGACTACAACGTTGTATGCCCCTACCATGCGTTCTGTAGCTTTTGGTCGAATCCTCTGGCACATATAGACGACGTTCCAGCTGGATATAAAAAAGAGTTTTGGGACCCGTCGGAGTATGAGCACACTGCGACGACCATCTTAAAAATATAAGAAAGGAGAACACAATGCTTATTACACTAACTATGCAGGATGAAGCCTTGGCTGCGACTCTTGCAAAAGGAGAAGTAAAGGAACTTGGTACTCTCTTAGAGCACCTTGCAACCCTGTGTATGCAAAGAACTCAGACTCTTGAGGAAATTGAGAACGGCGGAGTGGAAGGTCTCGACGAAGACGACGTAGAGGGACTGGACGAAGAGACAGAAGAAGAGAAGTTTGAAAAGTCTAACGTCTTGCAGATTGAAGAGGACATAGAAGCAACAATGGTTCTCATCACATCTGGCTACGACATTAGCGTAAAGATTCCTGAGCTCGGTCTGTCTTCTCTGACTGAGGAAGAGAAGGGTGGTGGTTGCGTTGTCTGAAGTTGACCTCCCTATTGAGTTCGAGGCTTTGACAAAGGCCTACACCGAAAGTGCTAAGACCCAGACTCTCAACGCTCTTGTAGTTGGGCAGTCTGGAACAGGTAAGACCAGGCTTCTGAGTACGTGTCCCAAGCCAGTGTTGCTTGACAACTTTGACCCAGGAGGCCCGAAGTCAGTCGATAAGCATATAAGAAGCGGAGAAATCTTAGTGGATGACTTCAGCGTGGACGCTAATACAAATGCAGCTGAAGCATATAGGAAGTGGGACGAAGCCTTTCAGCGAAAGTGCAGAGACGGCTGGTTCAACAACATCGCTACGTATGCAATAGACAGTAGCACAACGTGGATTCGAGCTATGCTTGCCTATGCGGTGTCGAAGAATCCTAAGGCTCAGGCTAGTGGTCTTCCAAGCATACAAGATTATGGGGTATGCGGAAAGACTATGCTCGACATACTTGGCATCATCCTTAATCTTCCTTGTCACTTTCTTCTAACAGGTCACTTGGTTGAAGACATCGAAGAGTCTACTGGCGAACTCATCATCCGTATTGCAGCCTTCAAGATGCTTAGGACAGGCGTCCCTCCGATGTTCGATGAGATCTACGTTAGTAAGGTCAAGATAACTAGCAAGGAACCTAAGTACTATTTGCAGACTGTGAACGATGGAAGGTTTGTGGCAAAGAGCCGTTGGAACTCAGAAGGAAAGCTGGCTATGGAAGAAGTTCCTGACATCAAAGGTATCCTTGAAAAGGTCGGTCTGCCTTTTGAAGATAAGGAGGTGAAGAAATGAAGGCTTTCTACTTCGACGTAGAAACAACAGGGCTAGACCCTCGGGTAGATAGTATCCTTAAGTTGGCCTATATAATAGAGGTAGACCACGTCATAGTAGAAGAAGGCGTCTTATGTATGAAGCCTATTGACTATACAACTATTAAGGAGAATGGCTTGCTTGAGAGCAGGCTTAGAGAGTCCTCCAAGGTTAACGGTATCTCTATAGAGGACATTGAAGGGTTCGAGAGCGATGTAGAAGCATTTGTAAAGCTCCGAATCCTCCTTGATAAGTATATAGACAAGTACGACAAAGGTGATAAGATGCACCCTATTGGATACAATGTCAGCTTTGACCTTAACTTCCTATATCAATGGGCTTCTGCGAGACAGTTCAAATATCTCGGAAGCTATCTAAACCATAGGTATATCGACGTGATGAAGCTTGTTGATTATCTAGCATTTCGTGGTAAGTTGTTTTTGGCTGACCATAAGCTGGAGACAGTCTGTAAGCACTTTAAGATTCCCATAAAGGCACATGACCCAGCTGAGGATATAAGAGCGACGAGAGCTTTACTTCAGCAGATAAGTAGAGTACTTAAGTATCAAGAGGTAGAAGCAGAAGAAAAGTGCAATCAAAAATAATCACACTTTATGAAAGGAGACAGAGATGTCTACTATTTTAGATTACAATTTCGCAGCAGTACCTGACTTGGCAGTAGCTGAGCCAGCTGAGTACAGAGTGAAGGTGACGAAGGTATCAGAGATTACGGATAGCAAGTCGTCTGATGCTAAGTATATCACCGCTACTCTGAACATTGAAGGACAGAAGTCTTTACCTATCTTCCACCGTTTGTTCCTGCCTGATGGAGTAGATAAAGACAAAGACGAATCGAAGCTTCGAATGATGAAGACCTTCCTCGAGGCCTTCGGTCTTAGCACCGCTGGAAAAGTGAACCTCGACCAGCTCGTTGGTAAGATGGCTTGGGCTCTGGTTGGAATTGAGAGCTCTGAGGGCTATCCTGACAAGAACAACATTAAGAAGTTCATTAAGAAAGCGTAGTATTCCCCCCATCTGAGAAGAGAAGAAGGTGCGATGAGCGTAAGCCTTCGGGTTGAGACCCTCTGGTACCTCTATAAAATCCAGACACCTTCTTCTTACTTTACAAAGAAAGGAGACCTTTATGAAGACATTTGTTCCAGTAAAAAGGACTGAGCCCGTTAAAGCAAAGCCTGGGTATGTAGTAGCAAAAGAACCACCAAGACTATCCATAGTCATTTCTGAAGAGCAGAAGAAAAAGCTTGATAAGTACTTTGGCTATGGCGAAAGAAGAAGACTCTTCAGCGTGTTGATTGACCTTCTTCTTACAGCTATGGATAAAGACGAAGCTCTTGTTAAGAGAGCATTGGTAACAAAGGACATTGAACTGAGAGACATCCTAAAGATGGAAGGATAAGTGAGATGAACATCTCAAGTCTTAACAAAAGCATCTCTGAGATGGGACATGAAGAAGCTCTTGCTCTCGTGCTAAAGATAAGGGCTTCTCGCATAACGTATAAGAAGAAACCTAAGAAAGAGAAGACTATTGACCTGAGTAGTATGGTAAAAAATCTAACGCCAGAAGAAGCTGAATCCCTACGCCTACTTTTAGAAGGAGATGAAGGATGAGTGAAAACTTAAAGACAATAGCTATAGCTGATATTATAGTGGAAGATAGAGCAAGGAAAGACCTCAAAGATATAGAAGGCTTAGCAACTTCTATAAAAGAGAGTGGTCTTATCTGCCCTATCGCCGTTGCTCTTAAGGATGGAAAGTACTTCCTTATGGCTGGAGAACGCAGGCTCTCTGCTTGTAAGCTCCTCGGCTCCACTGTTATACAGGCTCGCATCTATACAGAAGACCTTGACCGCCTCGATAAGAAGATTGTTGAAATGGCTGAGAACTTATATAGAGCAAATCTTGAGTGGGACGAAGAAGTGGCTCTAATCGAGGAGATACACAAACTACAAATAGAAAAGTTTGGAAAGAAGTCCCTCCACCCAGGTTCTGCTAATGCACCTGGTTGGTCTGAAACTGACACAGCAAAGATGACTGGACGTAGTCAGGCTGGTGTAAGTAATGACCTTAGAGTTGCAGAGATGCTTCACCTCATGCCTGAGTTAAAGAAGTGTAAAGACAAGAAGGAAGTTCTTACTATCATAAACAGGGTTGGAAGGAACATAGAAGCAAAGGAAAAAGCTGATGAAATTCTATCTGCTTTTGATGGCAAGGATGATAGCTTTATAAAGAAAGACATCATGAGTAGGTTTGTTGTCGGAGACTTCTTAACTGCTGATATAAAACCAAAGACCTTCGACCTTGTAGAGATTGACCCTCCTTATGGTATAGACCTTGAGATGCTAAGAAAGAACGTCAACACTATTGATGGTGGTAAGGCTCATACTCTTGATGGATACAACGAGGTACGGGCAGAAGTATATCCAAAGTTTTTAGAATCCCTAATCAAGAAAGCCCACGCTATTCTAAAAGATGATGGTTGGCTTCTTTTTTGGTTTGCCTTCGGAGCTTGGTACTCAGAGGTTCTTACGACGCTTAAGAAGCATTTCGAGATAGCTGCTGTTCCAGCCATTTGGAAAAAGAACATAGGTCAGACTATGTGTCCAAACTACATCCTTGGAAGCACTTGGGAACCCTTCTTCTATTGCCATAAGGGAAAGCCAGAGCTTAATAAGAAGGGTAGAAGCAACATCTTTGAGTTTGACAGCGTGCCTGCACAGCACCGCATACATCCCACCGAGCGTCCAATAGAAATGATGGAAGAGATTCTCTCTACGTTTGTAACAGAGGGAAGCAACATAGCTGTCCCTTGCTGTGGCTCGGGAAACACTCTTTTGGCGGCTCATAATATAAGTATGAACGCTATAGGCTGGGAGCTGTCTCAGCAATACAAAGACCTTTTCGTTGGAAGAGTAGAGGCTGGAACACCTTTTGCTTATAGAAGCTATGGATATAAAGATTGAAAGGAGACTAAGATGGCTGGACAAACACAGGTCTCTTGGGATGATAGCTTTATGGACTTAGTCAATGTTATCTCCGAGAGGTCGAAAGACACTCACACAAAAGTAGGATGTCTTATAGCTGGAACTGACCACGAGATTCTCTCTATGGGTTACAACGGTCTACCTCGTGGTATAAACGACGACATACCAGAGAGACAACAGACTGAACATAAGTATAGATACTTCGAGCACGCAGAGAGAAATGCTATTTACAACGCCGCTAGGCAAGGTATAAGACTTCTCGGAGCCACGCTGTATACACAGTGGTGTCCTTGTGCTGATTGTGCAAGAGCTATTATACAAGCTGGCATTAAAGAGGTGGTTGTAAAGGATGTAGTCTTTATAGGAAGGGGCCTTGATTGGACTAAGAGCCAGAAGGCTGGCGTAGTTATGCTTATGGAAGCTGATGTTAAACTAAGGATGTGCAATAATCCTAGGTCTCTTTTGACTACGGCAATAGCACTTCTTGATAAGGCTATTGGAGAAGAGGAGAAGAAAGCGAGGTACTGATATGGACAAAGTTATTGTTCCTTCTGAAGGGGAGTTTGGAAGCCCTATTATGATAATAGGCGAAGCTCCTGGAGAAGAAGAGGAAGCAGTTGGAAGGCCTTTTGTTGGAAGCGCTGGAAAGATGCTTGACCAACTCCTTCACAGTGCAGACATCACTAGAAGTGAGTGCTACATCACGAACGTTATCAAGGAGAGGCCTATCGACAACGAAGTTTGGCGTTTTATTAAGTTCAACAGTAGAGGTCAAGCAATAACAACTCCGGAGTATGAGATGTACAAAGACCAAGTGATGCAGGAAGTTAGAGACTGCAAGCCAGTTGTCGTTGTCCCTCTCGGAAACATACCTCTCTGGACATTCACTGGGCTTGGAAGTATAACAAAGTGGCGTGGGTCTATACTTCAGAGGTCTATGGTTGTTAACGACGTAGAACTTAATGGTGTCGAAGAGAGTAGCTTTAGATATAAAGTGGTCCCTACTATACACCCAGCAGCTGCCCTTCGTCAGTATATCTATAAGTACTTTATCTCTTACGACTTGAAGAGGGTGAAGGAAGAAAGCCGAAGCCGAGAGTACTCACCTCCATACAGAAACATAATCATAGGAGATAGGCTTGGAGTGATTCAACAATTCCTAGACCGCTGTATGGACTGTACACAAGTTGCTTTCGATATTGAAGTTGTTAACGAAGAAGTCTCTTGTATGTCTATCGCACAGAGTCCGCAGGACATACTTGTCGTTACCCTCGTATCTAAAGGGGCCAACGTCTTTGACCCCGACCAAGAGGTTGAGATTTGGAAGGAGATTGCAAGGCTCTTGGAGAATCAGTATGTTAGGAAGATAGGACAAAACCTTGCTTTTGATGGAACCTTTCTACTTCGTAAGTATGGAATTCGTCTGAGGAGTATAGAAGATACAATGGTGGCTATGGGTATCTTGGCTCCAGAGTTTCCGAAGGGTTTGGACTTCATAACATCTATATACACAAGAGAACCCTACTACAAGGATGATGGAAAGAAGTACTGGAGAATTGGTGGAAGCGAAGAAGCCTTCTGGAGATACAACGCTCTCGACAGTGCAGTATGCCTTGATGCTCTTCCCGACCTCCTGAACGACGTCAAGAAGCTCGGCAACGACGAAACATATAAGAAACAAAGAGACCTCATTGAGCCACTAATGTATATGCAAGAGCGTGGCATCAGAGTAGACACCGCTGGTATGAGAGCTGCTAGTCTTGAGGCTCAGACACAGATAGAAGAGTTAACGGAGATTCTTCAAAAGATGTGTGGCTTCGAGATAAACCCCGATAGTCCTGACCAACTTAAGAACTACTTCTATATAAAGAAGGGCGCAAAGGCTTACGTTAAGAGAGGAACTGGAAACATAACCACCGACGAAGACGCATTGAAGAGGCTAGCTCGTCTTGGGCACGAAGAGGCATCTATCGTATTAAAGCTGAGGAAGCTCGGCAAGATGAAGAACACTTACTTCGATATGAAGACCGACACCGATGGTAGACTTCGGTGCTCCTTTAATCCGGTGGGTACAAAGACTGGACGCTTGTCAAGTAGTAAGACTATCTTTGGCACCGGTGGTAATATGCAGAACCTTCCACCGAAGATGAAGCAGATGCTCTTGGCTGACGAAGGATATCTAATGTACAACATAGACCTCTCGCAGGCAGAGAATAGAATAGTAGCATATATAGCACCAGATATATCTATGATAAATGCTTTTGAAGGTGGTATAGATATCCATAAGCAGACTGCCTCTCTCATTTTTAGAAAGCCTGTCTCTGATATAAGCGATGAGCCTGGCTCTTGTGATATTGGTGGCGGTGTGTATAGCGAACGTTTCTGGGGTAAGAAGGCTAACCACGGTCTCAACTATGGTCTCGGCTACCGGACGTTCTCCTTCCTCTACGAGATTGATGAGAAGGATGCCAAGTTCATAGTAGATAGGTACCACGAAGCATACCCTGGAGTTCGGCAGTATCACGCCTGGGTTAAAAATTCTATCTCACAGAACAGACGCTTGACAAACTGTTATGGTCGTGTTAGGATATTCTTTGATAGATGGGGAGAGGAGCTCTTTAAGGAAGCCTATGCCCAGATTCCACAGTCATCAGTGGCAGATAAAATAAACAGGGATGGACTAATACCTATTTATAGAAAAGACTGGGAAGTGGAACTCCTCAACCAAGTACACGATAGTATAGTTCTGCAGATACCAATAAGTATTGGAATCCATAGGCACTTTGAAATCTTGTCTGAAATAAAGGGCTGGCTTGAAGAACCTCTGCAGTGGGGACAGTTTAAGTTTAGTATACCAGCAGAGATAAAGGGTGGCTATAACCTCTACGATATGAAGAAGATAGAAACCGAGCAGGACATCAGCAACCTTATACAAAATAAGTTGGAGGCTAAGAATGACCCGAATACTGAAGGATTGGATTGAAGGCTTTATAGAATTCACAGAAGATACAGAACCTCCCTATATGTTTCGTAAGTGGACAGCAGTCTCCGTCGTGGCTGCCTGTCTGCAGAGGAAGTGTGCCTTAGACCTTGGTCATATAGTTGTCTATCCTAATCTCTTTATAGTTCTTGTTGGGCCTCCTGGAAGTAGGAAGGGAACAGCGATGACCTGTGGGTTCTCCTTTCTTGGAAGGCTTGGGATAAAGGTAGCTGCTGAAGCCACCACTAAAGAAGCCCTTGTTAAGGAGATAGTTGCAGCTAATGCAGTAGCGACTGACCCAGATAACCCTGGTCGTATGGATATGCACTCTTCACTATCTATATACAGCGAGGAGCTAACAGTCTTTCTTGGCTACAACAATGGAGACCTTATGTCTTATCTATCCAACTGGTATGACTGTAAGGATAAGTGGGAGTATAAGACAAAGACACAAGGTAAAGACTACATCTCAGGAGTCTGGGTTAATCTTCTTGGAGCTACAACACCTGAGCTCTTGAGAGGAAGTCTTCCCAAGGACACCATAGGAAGCGGTCTGGCTAGTCGTATTATCTTTGTCTTTGAAGATAAGAAGGGTAAGTGTATCCCAATGGTCAACCTAAGGGTTGACAGAGAGCTTGAGAAGAAGCTCTTTACAGACCTTGAAAAGATAAGCATGATGTCTGGTAAGTTTAGATATACACCTGAGTTCAACGATAGGTTTATAGAGTGGTATATCTATCAAGATACACGTCCACCTTTCGACGACGTTAACTTCGTTGGTTATTGTCAGAGGCGGGCAATACATCTTGTAAAGACATCTATGGTAATAAGCGCCTCAAGAAGCAGCGACAAAGTAATAACTCGAGAGGACTTTGAAACAGCCCTCAACCTCCTTGAGCAGACAGAAGTTAGGATGCAAGAGACCTTCTCTGGAGTAGGCTTCAGTGATATAGCAAGTATAACTGCTCGGGTATTGAAGTATATAGAAGATAGAGGAGAGGTAAAGCTCTCTGAGGTTATGACTACCTTTTATAAGGACGCAGACATTCTTACAATGCAAAGAGTTCTCGCTACACTGGAAGCGATGGGAAGCTGTAGAGGTGAGATAGTTGCTGGTTCTACAGAAAAATATATATACTTCAAAGGAAGAAAACAGCTAAAATAAAAGGAGGCTACAAATGAGTGAACAAAACATTGTTGAAAAGCTTGTGTCTATGTCTAGGACAGAAAGGAGAAGAGAGCTTGACAAGTATCTAAGAAGGCTAAGAATCTTAATCTCTTCTGAGGTTAGAGCTATCTTAATGCAAAGAGAAAAGTTCTTAGAAGAAGAGAAGCTGCAGAAGGAAATTGATTCTATGGAAAAGGAGACCAAAGATGAAGTGCAAAGTTTGTAGTTTTTTTAAGAGGTGGTTAAACTTACTGAAGTTCTATCTGAAGAAAAAGGAGGAGAATAAAGATGCAGATACAAAGAGCTCTGTATAAGGCTCCTATGAAAGACTTTTATGGAGAACCCATAATAGATGGAAAAGGACAGTCTGTTACAATGCTAACAGCAATCCTTAATGCTCTCGGCGCTAGAGACGATAAGACCACCGGCGCTGAGATGATAAAGAAGTTTATGCTTGGTAAAAAGCTTGCAGAGACACCTAAGATTCTTACTGTTGTGGGAGCTTCCACCGAAGAAGCAGACATCGTAGACCTTACAACAGAAGAGATACAACTGATAACTAAGTCTATTGAGAAAATATATGGGCCTCTTGTTGTAGGCTTAGTCTATGAAGTGTTTGACCCAGCAGCTCTAAAATAGCAACCTCCGTTTCTTGATTCCTTCCTAACAAAAAAGGCGGACTGACCAGTAGATATAGGCCAGCCCGCCTTTCGGTTTTGGGAGGGGGGAGGAGAAACGATTACAAAGTAGAAGTTGCAGCCATAGCTTTTCCTATCTCAATTCCAGCTTTCAACATATCAGTAGTCTGAGGGTCTACTCCAGCGCTAACATCTGCGGTGGTAGTATTGGTTGTCATAGATACCTTAGCATCAATCTTTCTAAGAATAGATGTGTACTTCAAGGTTGTTCCAGTAGGAGTAACATAAGTGAACGTTGCACACCCTCCAAGAAAAGCCACGAGCAAAACCAAAACAAAAACCTTCTTCATCTAAGCCTCCTTTCGCAAAGTGCAATTATTTTTAATCGCACTATATATTTCCAGACTTCCATTCTTCCTCAAGCTGCTTAATCTTATTCTGGTAAGACTCTATTCCTTTAGGTGTAAGCCTACCAAGTCTTGCTGACTCTCTCAGTTGACTAAGAACCATCTTTACCTTGAAAGCAAACCTTCTGTCTTTGCCAGCGCGAACATACCTAAAGGAGAACGGAGTTGCAAGCATTGTAAGAGCTTTTCCCAATTCGTTCTGAGCTGCCTTCCTCGACTCCACGTCGACTTCGTCTCTAAGGATAAGCTTCGTTACACCGAGGATGTTCCTCGTTCCATAAAGCATAGACTTCATACCCTTAGATATAACACTATCGAAGTCATCATAGATAACACCGCCCTCTGGCTTCTTGTTGTGGGCTACGTCGTATAGAGTGTTAAGAATAGGATGAAGCTCAAACCTATTCTTTTCAAAGAATGTCAACAGAGGGTTATCAATCTCAGGGCTGAAGAGAGACTTCCGTAGGCGGGAGCCAAACTTAGGAAGTAAGTCCATTGGACTTGAGAATGTATAGACCAACTCCTTAGGCCCCTCTTCAGTCTCTATCTCTTTCTTATACTTCCTTCCCCACTCATCAGCTTTGAAGCCAAGAGCTTGTGTCATAAAGATGTCAACAGCCAGTAGGGACAAGGCAGCTCCAACAGCACCGTGTACGTTGAAGCTTTGTTCTTGTGTAAGCTGTCCTTTGCCAAACAGAGAGGCAAGCTGCTTAGAGCTATCACGTGCCATATTGTAGTAAAGCTTACCCATAGCTATCTTAAAGGTTGGAGTAAAGAAGAACTTGTTTAGCTCAACACGAGTCTTATACGGAACAGAAGCATAGTTGCCTTGATATTCCGCTGTCAGCTTCGCAGAAAGCTCAGGTGTAAAACCACGCTCGGTAAGATAGCGATACATAATCTGTCTAAACATACCGTCAAGAGACCAAGCAGTACTCCAGCTTGTATTATAGAAGTTAGAGACAATCTCTGGAACTGAGTGTATAGCTGCTGAGGCTTTTCCGCCAACTGTCTTAGCTCTAAGTATCTTTGCAAGAGGTCCAGCAATCTGATTAAGGTACTTCTTATACTCAGGGTCTATGCTTGCAATCCACCGCTTTTCATACTGCAATGACTGAAAGGGGTTTGGAAAAGGTGTAGACCTAGCACCAAGTTCACCAGACTTTATATACTCCGGTGTTGTATGTCTCCAATCATTTATGCCAAGCTGAAAAGCTCTCTTGAGAGACCTCACTCCTGCGGCTGGATGAAACAAGACATCACCGCCGACACCTACTGCAAGCTGCATAGCGTTGTACATAGAGAGGAAGAACGGATTATAGAAGGCTGCCATCTTGGCTAACGCCATACCCTTATAAAGAACACTAGCCCCAGGGTCTTTCATAATAGTAGTAGATTGTATCCACTCATTAAGAATAGGGTGAACCCAGAAGCCTTTAAGGGCTGGAGAAAACTTAGCTCTAACATAGTTGCTATGTCCTTTCGGAGGTCTCTCCCCACTAATAATCCTTCCCTTCTTATCTTTCTTAAGTGGGTCGTAGATAGCAAGACCGTCAGCCTCAGCCTCCTTAACTACGTTATATAAACCAAGGTCTCTTCCAACCTTTCTTGCATAGCTAACCATAACGTCTCCGAGGTCGACCTTATCTCTAAGTTCTGGATACGCTTCAAAGACATCCATTAAAGAGACCGTCTCCCTCTTCTTTCTATTAAGAAACGTCAGCAAGCGAAGTCCATGGTCACCCATGTCTTTCTCTTGAAGGAAAGAAGTTATATAAGCAGTAGGTATGTGAGTAAACTTTAGATTGTTAAGGTGGTCAAGTTCAGCTTCCTTAACAGCAATATCAGCTGGGTCTACACCGGTCTTCTTAAGCTGAGCTATCTCCGCTCGCATCTCGGAGCCAAGACGCTCAACGAAGCCCTGGCTAATAATCTTAGCATCAATAAGCTTCGTCTTGTAAGCATCGAAGTAGGTGTTAAGCACGTCAGCTGCTCTCTTAACATACTCAGGAGACTTGTTATATACCTCCTTATCTGAGGCTGCTCCGAGGACTCGGTGCTCTCCTTTGAAGTCTTTAGTGTTATAGTCTTCTGGGTGTTCCTTAAGGATTTCAACAACCCTATGCAAGATACCTCCTCGTCCTAAGACAACTGTCTCGTGAGCTTCACCGATTGAGAAGAGGTTCATAATAGCTGTTCCAGTCCTAAAGGCTCCTTGCTTAGCCTTCTCCGTGACTACCCTTCCCCAAGACCTTCTTGTGTCGAGGGAATCGAAGATGTATCGAAGGACACCTTCGGTCTTTCGGTAACCTTCGGAAGACTTTATCTTCTCGTTAAGCTTTTCAGCTGTCCAAGCGGAGGGAGTCTTGAGAGCAAAGGCACTTTTAAAGTCTAGTGGTGTTTTATTAATAGCCATCTGAGATAGCATAGAATTAAGAAAATTAGGAATGTCATAAAAGTTTCTCTTAAAAAACTTGTAATTACTTTCTCCTTTAAACCAAGCATGTTCTGGATTAAGTACTTCCTCTTCAAGCCTAATCTTAGTTGCTTTTGATATAGTATTAGCTGCTAGCAAAGATGCTCTATATCCTTCAGCACGAGGAATGTCTTCTTCAAACCCAGCCTTTCCAAACCTAAAAAACTGCTTAGCATGAAGATTCTCGTGATGAATAATGTATATAGAATTTAGTATTCTAACAAACCTTTCATATTCAAAAACAACCTCTTTGTCTTTATAGGGGTCTAACACATCAAGAACTTTTTCGTCTAAGTAAAAGTGAGTTCCTTCGTCAGTAGCTCGTATAAGGACTGTATTCATAGCCCCAGCACCAGACAAATAAAAACCAAGATAATCATCTATTTTTTCTTTTTTAGTCATATACTCCATTCCAAGAGCTTTATTAATACCCTCTTGACTCCACTTACTGTCAGCTATTAAAAATATCTTGTGTGGTAGATAGAGAATACCACCATAAAATCTAGATAGAAACTTATAAGCTTCTAAAAAAGAAGACTCCCAGTCTTTAAAAGTTGCAGAATCTATAGTGTTTTCTTTGTCTGGTCTTATATAAATAGTCTTATCTAAAGCACTTTTATTATGCGCTCTTACCCAACTACCTCTATTAAGCTTTAGTCTATCTACTGAAGCTCTATCTTCTTGAGATAAAAACTTAAGATTAAAGTCCGTCTTGTGTAGCTCAGCAAGAGTTCTTGCTACGTCATCCTTAACAGCCTCCAAAGCCTTGTTAGAAGTATCAGCGCCTTTCATAAGCATATCTTTTACAGCCTTTATTTTAACCATAGCTTCTGTAGCTTCTGCTACTTCTTTCGACGCAGGTATACCAAGGAAGTCCTTTACCTTCTTAGCTATACTCGCAGCAATCCTCTTCTCGCTCTTGTCAATAACCTTCACGGCTTCAGACTTATTGACCTCTATAAAAGAAGCCTTCTTCTGAGCATCCTTCTCTGCGAGTATCTGAGCTTTTAGCTTCTTTCTTTTGTCCATCTCCTCAAGCACTATATCCATCTTATCTTTATGCTCAAGAAGCTTTCTTTCTTTCTTAAACTTAATGCCTGTAACACGCTTCCCTTCTTCAAAAGGCTTCCACACTTTAGAAGCAATAAGCTCATCGGGGATTCCCCCCATCTGAGACTTCTCTTCTTCGGAATACATCCTTCCATACATCTGGATATAGTGCTCAAGCTTTGGCGTACCCTTAAACTCAGCGTTGATTTCCATAATAGCTTCAGCGAGTTCCTTCTGCACCCGAAGCACTGGCTCCAGATACTTAAGAACCTGGTCGTGTGGCTGTATCTGGTTTATAGAAACCACACCGTCTCCAATAGCCTCCCCAACCAAAGAGTCAAGATGCCTTAGGATAGCCATAGCGTCTTTAGCAAACTCACCTTTTGGATAGTAACGAGCGAGGTCTAACCAGAGGTCTCTAGTCATACCCATCTCACCAACAGCATTGCTTATCATCTCCTCAGCCAGTGGATAGTTTGCTTCTGTTACTCCAAGCGCCTTCTTTGCAGCCTCAGAGTATCTCATAAAGCTATCAGGGTCTTTCATACTTTCAAAGATAGCCTTTCCAAGACGACCAAACAATTCTGGGTTTGTCTGCTTAAGACTATCGCTTAACTCATGAAGCAAGATTTGTAGAAAAGGGTTGTTCGCAGTAGTACTGACATATATAGTATTTCCTCGACTTGTAGCTCCGTTAAAAGCGTTGTCTGCGTTCTCAGTGAGGGGCTTAAGAACAGTTACTTCTCTGTCTAGATTTTTCATAAACTTTGTTCCAAGAGCAAGCTGTTCCTGTCTTTTCGGTGACATCTCTTCTGGGGTAAGCTCTCTATGAATAATCTCAAATTCGTCAACAGCTACCCTTCTCCCAGAAACCTTCTCAAGGTTATCTAAAACTCTACCAAGATGAACTTCCTCTGTATCCCCTCTCTCAAGGAAGTCTCTAAGAACAGCTGGATTGTCAGCATTATTCTTTATAGTAAGATACTCTTCCATAAGTTCAGGGCTGTTTCTTCTTACGTCCTCCGACATGCCCTCAATATCAGCTATCCTTATCTTCCCCCTATTAACAAGGTCCGCAGCTTCTGCTGGTTCTATCTTGGCATTTTCAGCCATATAGTGTCGAGTTCGTCTATACTCCCTCCTGACGTTTCCTATACTTGTCGCACCAATAAGCATAGCCATAGGAAGCAATGAATCTCTAAAGGTAACCCAAATCCTTCCTACCTCCTCAGACCATTCTGGATTCTCCTTAGCCAGTCCTTCAAAATTATTAGCCATTCTCTCAGACATAATATCTGAGAACTCTTCAACACCTTCCATAGCAGCTTCAGTAACAACTATACCACCAGTCTTAACAGCAAATCTAAGGGCTGCTTCTTGCATAGACTTTGCTATCACCCTGTTAACACCCTTACCAAGAATGGCGTTAACAGGCAAAGTACTCTGTATACTACCAGTAGCAGCATAAACAATTCCAGCAGCCGCTCCAATCTTTTTCGCAAGGGCCTCATCGTGTCCAGCATCCATTAAGGTACCATAAGTTTCTCCTGCTCCAAGCCTATACCAATACTGAGCGTTACCGGCGGTGAAGCCAGCACTAGTTCCCAGAACAGGAACAACTGAACCAACTCCAGCTCCAATAGCCCCTTGAACTATAGACTTCCCCATAGCAGGAAGCATATTAGCAAGCACGTTAATGCTCTTTGATATATAGTTGTCGGTCTCTATAGGGTCTTGTACTTGCTCCTTAATAAAGGCATCTCTTATATCCTTAACATCAGTCCAGTCTCTGAGACCAATCATAGCTTCAAAAGACCTGGTTGAGATGTCAGAGCTTTCAGCACCCCGAATAAAAGACTCCTTTATATTACCGAAGAAACCACGCTCCTCAGGCTGAATGGAAGGTTCTTGGGAGGGGGGGTATAAAAGCTGCATTCGAGCTTCAACTTTAGACCTAATCTCCTCAGGTATCCCTCTCATAGCAAAGGGCTTTGGCTCTTCGTTGTTGGAGCCAAGCATAGCTGAATCTAAACCTGTCTCTTCTGTAGGAGAAGGAGTTGGACTACCTACTCTGTTAATCTTAGAAAGAAGCTGTTCATACGCCTCTGTCATTTATATCCTCCTTCAACCATAGCCCTCTCCATATCAGCAGCTATCTGTTCTCTTTTGGATTTTTTCTTCTCTGTTGTAACTACAGACTTACCCTTAATATAAGGTACACCGAGCTTATTCTTTTTGACTATTGGAAACAGATGACCATACATTTTAGTGACTTCTGGAAACTTCTTGAATATCTCTATTTGCTCTTCTTCTGAAAGACCATAGATAAATCTAGTTATAGAACCTTCTTCTAAAGACTTCATAGCTTCTACAGCACCATTCATCTCAAGCTTACCTGAGGAGATAAGATAGTCAACTACCTCAGCCCAATCCTCTTTAGATTCTTCTCTTTGTGTCTGAAGCTTATTAGTAGGATTTAGAACCTCCTTAGCTACTGATGTAGTATCTTTCTCTTCATCAGAAGTAGGGGCTTCTGTAGTCCCTTCTTTTCTTGGAAGTCTATTCTTCTTATCTGTGGAAGACAGTACTACATCTCCAGCTAGTGTGAGAATCTTGTCTCCCATTCTAATATGTCCACCATACTGCCCATTAGTCTGCATACTCATATTTTGTAGCAGCTTGCTCTTCTCCTCTGGAGTAGACTCACTATCTATAATCTCCTCAACAAGGATTCTATTAGAGTCTCTAGACATCTGCCTCTGCTGTGCAACCTCAGGATAGACGTCTCCAACGTACTCCCCAGTTTTGTCTACTCTTGTAAGATAAGCCTTCCTTTGCTCTTCCCAATCTTTTATCTCCGCCGGATAGTTAGAGTTTGGAATACCTCCTACGTTTGATAGAGGTCTCGGTGACATAGTCTCGAACGTCTTAAGCATACTATCTAATACATCAAAGTGTTCCTTTGTCTGCTTTGTAGGACTGAGCATTCTCTCAGACGCAGTCCCGCCCTCAGAACCAACAGAGCTTCTTCCTCCTCTATACTGCTGTGGAACTTCTTGCTGAACATCAGCCATCACACGAGACTTTCCAAGGCTAGTAACTTCTCCAGATCTGTTCTCCGGACTCTTAGTTTGAGCCAAGAGCTCTCCGGAGTTTTGGGTCTTGGCTTCTGAAAAAGGGGGCGTTGTTGAGAAGGTAAACTCAGAAGATTCTTCCTCTTTATTCTTTACAAAAGGGTTAGCAAAAGACTGACCAGTACTAGAACTTGGAGGACTAAAGACGGAGCCACCTGCAGAAGGAGTCTGCATAGTAGGCGGGACTTCAGGTGAGGCTTCAGGCGAGGCTTCAGGTGTTGAAACAGGTATATCTTTCGTCGGATACATAAGGGCTTCTGCTTGAGCCATTAAGAGGTCAGTCTGAGCCTGCTTGAAAGCAAGGTCTGTGTTAAATGCTTGCTCCATCTGACTCGAAGAGAAAGGATTTGGTGCTCCACCTCCACCACTCCTTCCACGTCCTCCAGAACCCCAGGCAGTCATAAGCCCAGGAGGAGAAGTAGCCTTCTGATTAAAGTACTCTATTAGAGAAGGAGCTCCTCCGAACATATTACCATAGTTTGCCATTGAACCTTTGTACGTTACCATCTATATCCTCCTTATGATATATTAGCTCGACTTGTTCCTACTCCATGAATCCACTGATTGTAAGAGATGTTGTCTGCTATAGCTTTTGACTTAGCAGCTGCTGTAGACTCCTTTAGTTGGTCTAGCATATAGTTAGCCATACTAAGATTAGCCTTATCCATAGCAGTCTCTGTATAAGTAACTAAGTTTGGGTCTACAGTTCCACCTCCAATAGATGCAACAGCATTAGAGAGAGGTTGAAAGTTCTGATAGTCCCAAAGAAGATTCTTAGCAACAGCCTCTACTTTCTTCTCTCTATAACCAGTCTGAATCTGTATTCTATTCTGAGCAATAGTTGCCATAAGATTAGCAACGTTCATCTGAGCGTTTAAGGCTGTAACTTTTAAGTTTAGATACTGACTAATAAAACTAAGAACAACCTCAGAAACATAGTTTATATAATCAGACTCCATCTGAGCTGAAGCCAAGACGAACGTTGATGTAAGACCTGCCATTACAGAAGACATCATTCCTTTGAACCGAGCAGTCGCTCGTAGATACTCTTTTCTTCTAGCTGGATTAAGTCTAGAGCCAGCCATAATAGAAGCATTTTCAAACTCTGCATCGGGGTCAAACTCTTTTATAGCTTTTCTATATTTCTCAACTTCTGCGCTAACAGCATCAAGGTCTGGAGTTGGATTATAGACAGTGTAACTAGCATATGGAGAATCAGCTGTCATAATAGCATCCAAAGCGTCAGTCATAGTAAGAGGAGCAGCAGTAAGTACACCATCTCCTATATACGCAGAGTGAAGAGTCTCAAGGTATTCTGGATAAGAAATAGAACCAGCACCTGCACCACCACCACCAGCAGACATAGTAACCTCCTTTACAAAGTGCGATTATTTTTAATTGCACTTGTTATCATATAGACAACTTCTCGACCGATATCTTTAACTGCATGAACTAGCTCCTCATTTTCAGTATAGTAACAGATTCTATTACACCCAGCTTTCTTCGCAAACTCCTCAAGACCTGCAAGTCCTTTTAAGCAAGACTCTCTACTTACCTCTCCATATGTAGCTATTGTATAAACAAGGAGATTTTTAACTCCACTTATTGCGTCGAAGGTTGGAGTGATGATAGCCATTAGGTCTACCACTCCTTCGCTAACAACGTGGATAGCACAGAATAGAGTTCCACCTAAAAGAGACTTAAACATTCTACTTGTATATATATCCTTTTCAACCTCCATATACGGAAGATTATCTTCTAAGCCAGCTTTGATGATTTCCCAAAAGAGAGATATCTCCTCAGGATTGAGTATTTTGTTCATATCTAGTCCTAACCCCTCGACCGTCGGCAAGTTCCCACTCCACCCGAAGGTAGTCTATTTTAGAAAAACTATCGACCTTTCCATATAAGAGGATGCGAAAATCTACTGTTGTCATACAAGGAAATACAACTCCCTCTTTATTAACAGGCTTCCAATTAGCTTTATGTACATCGAACATAGATAGAGAAGAACCAGCTGGAAAGTATTCTCCGGTCTCCTTGTGCTGAACTGCAACATAGAGGTCTCTAACGTCTGTGTACCCTACGTGTACAGTTCGTAGCGTCTTGAAAGCACGAAGACCGAGGTCAGCAGTATCGAAGATAACCCTAAAGACATTCGAGTACTGAGGCTCAGACTCCTCATATACGCCAACAGTTCTACCTGTATAGTCCAGCGAAACACTCTCCGCCATTGGAGCAGAGACTATAGATGTGACAAGCTTCGATGTTTGAGTAAGACCATTCTTATTGAGGATAAAGCAATACTCTTCTCCTGCAATATAAAACTCATTTTCCGTATAGTCATATGATATATTAACGTGCTTTGGATTATCTATATCTCCGCCGAGTACCTGCCACATATACTCTTTATATCCTAGCTTATCAAGCTTCATCTCACTATTAAAAGACCAGAGATATCCATCTACATCAATAAAGATATTAACATCTTTATTTCCACCTACTGCTCCTCGAATAGGAATACCAATTCTTCTAAGGCTAGAACAAGTAAGAACTGGAGTTGGGTCTATAACGTATGTATGAAGGGAAACACCATAAGCTCCATAGGAGACACAGAAGTCTCTCATCGGCTTAATACAATAGAGAGGCCCCTGGTGGTCTACTGGAAGAATACCTCCGGCAAGACTATCATTTAGGTCATCTATTTCGTGGTCAGTAGGTATTGTAGATCCAAGCATACCAGAGACAAAGTGCCAAAAGGTGTCAGTACCACCGTCTACAGTCCAGCTTATATGTCTATTCGTCAAGGCTCCGTGGACAGGGTGCGTATCACCTGTCGTATATCCAGCAAAGACAACCTTGTTCTGAAACAAGCAGGCACTAGCCACCACTCTATCTGAGACATATATCTTGTCTGAGATTCCAGACCCGGAGATATTATGGTAGTTGGTCTGAAATACTGTGCAAGTCCCGTTCATTAAAATCCAAGCTCCCATCATATCTACAAAGTGCCACACGCCTCCGGCGGTGATAGCCTTTGTATCAGCAGGAGTAACAGCATCATACGTGGTAAGCTCAACAAGAGCTCCTACTTTTGGAACTCCGTATATCTTAGTCTGTGTGCAGAGGAGAGCAACATAGACAACTTTATAAGGAGCCTTAAGAATAAAGAGCTGAGGAAAAGGAAAACTAACTGTTATAGCTGCAGCTGTAAGCTGAGCTTCTGTTGGAGACTTTGTTATGTTTCCACAAGGAACTAGTCCATACTCTGTAGACTTCATATTGATACAGCTTATCATCTGCATAGTATTTCGCTGTCCTCTGAAGTCTTTCCTACAACCAGTGGTTAGTTCCTTCTCTATTGTAAAAACACTTGTCACAACAAGATACCTCCTTATCCCTTTATAGTCTTTCTTCTCCAAGCAACCGTCTCACGAATCTTATCATTTCGGATACCATCAACGAGGACATCAATATTCCTACGATAGTTTTCAGCTCCAGACATATTCCTATAGTACATCTCCAGTTGATAGCAAGCCGCTAAAACAAGTATATCTGGTCTTACTTCTGTCCAATAGGTACAGTCAGTATCTGCAACAAGAGGCTTTGAAAAAAAGTCTCCAAAGACAGTTAGCGTGTATTCTCCATCCGAAGGAGGAGCCAATACTATACCATTAAACTGAGGCACTGTATAAGGTGTTATATCGTCGTAGTCATAACTAAAGTCTAGCATAACCTTATTAACAGAAACCTCATCAACAGAACCTACAAAATCAGAAGAGGGACTAAACGTCAGGTCTTCAGTAGGCCCACAACGAACGTAGTCTGTATATACACCAGAAGCATATCTTCTTGTTCCATAAGTAGAACCAAGTCTCATAAGAATAGAGCCAGCAGACATCTCAAGCGTGTATGTTACAGTATAAAACTGACCGTCATCAGCAGTCAGGACTGTGGCTGCTTGTGAAAGGTCTTCAATACTTCCAGCTGCATGGGACACCTTATTGTCTCCATAAGACCAACCTGCTCCAAGAGTCCAGCTGGCAGAGCTTCCAGTAAAGCTACCATTTGTAACTTCGTTATCTTCGTAGTACCCCTGGCTAACTGGCATCTCAAGAACCGCAGGAGCCCAGTACAAAGGCTGCCCTTGTGTAGTGGCTGACTTCATAAGAGGATACTCTTCTCTAATCCACTTCAAGGTCTTTCTATCAAGAAGAGTCCTTCCGTCTGCGTTCATAAGCCAGACTTCCTTTATACTCTTACAATAAGGAAAGTTGGCCCCCGAAAAGTTTTGATATATAGTATTTTGAAACCTAGCTTCTGTCTTTTGAGTAGTTACTAAGGAATCTAGATATCTCTGTCCAGAGTTGATAAACTTATCAGCGCCAGCAGTTATACCGCCAGGAACAGATAGGTCTAGGATACTAACGTCACTTATAGAGCCATCAAAGTTTCCAGCTGGCACAAAAGTAAGCTGCTCAGTCTGACACCAAAGATTAGCTGTATGTACACCATTAGTTCCAACAGCTGTAGCGAAGCTATCAGCTTCGTCTGTTGGATTAGAACCAAGACCAACCTGTATAGTTCCAGCTGTCGCATCAGAAACTGTGTATGTAACCTTATAGTAGCCATATTTATAAAGGTCACACCAAGGCCTCTCTTGATATAGATATCCAGCTTCGGCGTCATCAGTATGAGTTATCTTTCCAGCTGTCCAAGTCCACCCAACAGTAAGTCCCCAACCAAAGGCACTATCAGCCATAGTACCATTTCGTATAAGTTCTTTCTTCTGGAGGTCTTGCCTTCCAGAAGCTTCAATAAAGTCATTTCTAACAGATAAAAGAGACATAGAAGCCTCCCAGAAAAAGATGGGAGGGAGAAAGGACTCCCTCCCTAAAAGATTACAGAACGTTATCCACACCAACACCATCAAAGATACCAAAAGTCTTAGGATACATAAAGGCATAAGTACACTCAGTCAGAAACTCTTCCGACTTAGCATCAATACGCCCAGGGCCATTAGCCTCAGTCATACCCTTATCAGGATAAAACGTGGTATCATCAATATACTTATACTCAATATTCTTTGGGTCTAAGACTATTGCTCTATAATAGTCTGCAGATGACCCAAGATTAAACAGAGGATGAGTCATAAGTCTTGCGGTACCCTTAGGATGTTTCCAAGTTCTAATATCGAGACCGTATGTTGTAGTCTCTGGAGTGATAGACATAGTTCCAACATTCATGGCAATCTTATCAAATCCAGCCAACGCACCGTCACCGCAGATGATAAGCCTCTCATTGCTATCCCCATACTGGAAGATTTTGAAGAGGAAAGTATTAAGCCAGTCTTCTCCAGCTTCAAGCCACGTGCTTCCACTATAATCTGTATTATAGGTGAAATCGTCAACGTTGTCTGGAGCATAAGTCTTAATGAACTCTAAAAGACCCATAATAGTATTTTCAGGCTCTCCGTTCTCTCCAGTTCCTTCCGTTCTAATAGAACTAATTAGGGAGTTTTCCATCTCAACACCGTGAAGCTCAAGAGCCTCTCTCTTTGCTTCCTCATAGGCTTGGGGGCCTTTCAACCTAGTACGCATTGCGGTACGAGTAAGCCACAAAGATGTTCTATAAATCTGGGTAAGATTGTAGTACCAAGTCGGCTCATAGCTAAGAGGAGCAGGAGCCGCACCACCCTGAGCATTAACATTACCAACTACCTGAATCCAGTTACAATCAGAAAGGTCGTGAGTGTGAGTACTATTGTTGTCAGCTTCAGACAAGGTGACTACAATCTTAGAATCTGCTCCGTTTCTAACAACACTTAGAACCTTTCCAATAGTATCAAGTGTTAGGTCTCCAGCTACACCTCCAGAAGGAACCATCCTTAAGAGAACCTGATGTCCTTTTCTAAAGTGATAGGCGGTAGCAAGAGGAACCTTGAAATATAAAACAGACCCAGCCGTGGCGCCAGAGACGTAGGCGGTAGCAAGAGCATCATCGGTGTAAACAGCAGTTACAGAGCCAAACTGACCTGGAAAGTCCTTACTTTGCCAGTCATACTTCCAGTTGTCAATCTTTTCACTTCCAAGCTGGCTTATGATACCAGTCAGACGCATATCACCCTTAGGATAAAGGCGAAGCATAGCAGCTCTATAGCTCTGAACAGTCTGAACGGTAGTCCATGAACCAGTTCCACGCATACCTAAAACAGTTACCATTTGTATTAAAACCTCCTATTAAACTTTGTTAGAAAGTGCAATTAAAAATTATCGCACTTTTTTCCTTAGGCAGCAGGAACAGTAGAAGTAGTACCAAAGTCTGTTACCTCTGCCTCTGCAATATCATCAGAGAAGTTACCTGCCCAGTTGTCTTCAGTTCCAGCAGTGTAACCTCCTGTATTACTATAGTCACCAAGCATAACATTCTTGGTTACTACATTCCAATTTGACTGAGCCCCACTCAAGTTAAGCTTAGTAGTAGCCGCCAAGACAGCACCAGCAGGACCAAGTCCATTCTCTACAAAGGTATTGTCGTGGATATAAGCTTGTCGAAGTCTAGTATAAACGTGTCTCAGATTCGAGTGGAACAGATTACCAGCTATAACCCAACCTGAACCTGTGATGTCAGCTGCATATGTAGAACCATAGATAGCAGTTCCATAAGTAGCTGTATTGTTATACAAAAACTCACAGTTGAGAATCTTACAGTCATCAGCAGTTCCCACATTAGAGATAGCATAGTAGGAATTAAGACGTCCTTGGAATCTGCAGTCTTCTATAATAGTATATCCAGCAGCACCAAGAGCTATTCCTGTCCCACCAGTGGTAGGAATTCTAAACCTAATGTTATGAAACTGACACCTTGCAGCGTTGAGAGTTACCAGCGTATCCCCAGCCGCACTCTCCATCCAGATGTTACCATTAGCAGTTGAACCCGCACCAATAAAGGTTAAGCCTGCTGTAGCCACCGTAACAGCCTCAGTAAATGTACCAACCAGCATAATAACATCGTTGGCACTAGCAGCTGCTACAGCCTCAGTGATGGTCTTATAGGCTCTCGCCCAAGACTTTCCATTTCCACTAGCAGTTACAGAGCTATCAACGTACAAAATTTTGCCTCTGGTGCCAGTAAGATTAGGAGCGAGAAAGGTTCGAGAAGACCGAAGTGTGCTGCCATCCAGCACTATTCCAGCCTTAGCAAGATAATTTGGCCAACCCATAGTAATTTCTCCTTATATCTTATGTAATATCAGTGAAGACTGGGTAGTAATGAACTCCATCTGAGTACAAAACTGCACAGTCGTGCTGAGTGTCAAGAACAGCTACAGTTGTACCGTCAGACCAAAGAACGTCTACAGCGGCACACTTAATATTGATATCCTTGGTGGTATCAGCATCCATTTTTCTAATGGTGACAAACTGTCCGACCTTAAGGATAGGAGCTGGAAAGTTAAGGTTGATATCTCCGTGCTCAGCAGCTATGGTAGTGTTACAGTTGATGACTAAGTCATTAGGCAACACATTATAGTCAACATCTGCACCACCAACTGGAGTTATCAGGTTAACCACCATCTCCTTCCTATAACCATCATAAGCATCTTTACCAAACATCTAAAATAACCTCCTTAAAGTAGTTCTTTTTCAGCGGCGCTAATCATCTTAGCAATATCCAACTGAGTCTTATTAAGTCCTGATGGCTTACCTGCGGTGGGTCTAGCTCCACTACCTGAAGCCATCAAGGGTTTTCTCACAGTACTTTTATTAACACTAACAATCTTCCTTCCTTCAACAACATCTGAAAGTCCTAGTCTTTTTCTCACCTCCTTAGCAGTCTCCTTAAAGATTTTACCTTCATCCCAATCTTTCTTGTGACCTTCATAAAGCTCACTTCCCACCATCCGAACATAGTCGGCGAAGCTAGAGATGTCAGGGTTGTCTGAAAGGAACTTATTAAACTTATTTTCGTTTCTTACTGTAACATCTACTTGTTTCCTAATTACTGATGGAACAACCTTCAAAATGTCCTGAAAAGCCTTCGCATAAACATTAGTTAAGAGATTGTTAAGCTTGACTGGGTCACTAAGAGCCTCAGACATATCCTCTTCAGACTCGATGAACTTGGTAAGCTCTGCAACCTTTGGTCTTTTCGGAGCTTCTTCAACTGGTTCCTCTTCAACTTCTCTTTGCTGAGATTGTGGAACAGCCCCATAAAGCATAGCTGAAAGCTTAGCAATCTGCTCTCTTAGAGCTTGAATAGCAAGGTCTTTCTGGTCAGGAGCTGGCTGTCCTTCAGCCTCTCCTTCAACAACCTCCTCTGTAGGCTCAGCTACTTGTTCCTCTTCAACAGCTTCGGCCTCTGGTGCAGCCTCTACCTCAACTGGTGGAATAGAGTCAGAAAGTTCCACCATCTTAGATGCTCCCTCATTGACAGAAGCATTACCACCTTCCTCAAATGGATTAGCCATTTTCTTTTCTCCTTTGTTCTTTAACGTTTTTATCATAAAGATTCTTAATGATATCGTGAGGAAGCGTTAGTATTTCTAAGAGAGCGCTTTTCTTTCCCTGCTCAACCCTAAGTTCATCAAGAGGCTTAGAGAAGTCTCCAAGTTTGTCAGAACAAAGGTCAATCTTCATTCTAACAACTCGAGAGATTTCTTTCCACGTCTCACTTATGATAAAGTTCTCAAACTGCTTCATAAGTTCCATATCACTAATATTCCTGTAAAGCTCCTTCATACTGCTGCTCCTTTCAGCCTAGAGGGCAATCTCTTTATTTTTCCAGATTCTACTTGTTCTCTTACCTCCTGGTCAGGCAGAACCTCCGCATTAGGAAGCATTCCCTGCTGACCCTTATTCTCAAACTCCCTAAGATTTCTTGCTCCCATCTTTGTTGCTATCTGACTAAAGATTCTTACAATGTCAAACTTCTGCAAAAGGGTCTCATTCTGGCTAACTATTCTAAAGACCTCAACCCAGCTTTCAACAAAGTCAGAGTTCGGTGATAAGCCATCATGAGGTAGGACATCAAATTCAACTACGAGGTCTTCTGGAGAGGTAAGGACACCTTCAATATCACCATAGATAGCTCTAAGGTCTTCTTCCATTCTTCCAGTAAGCCTTACAAAGATGTCAGAGTTTCCAAACTGCTGTTGGTGGGAAGCAAAAAGGTAGGCTATATCATACATAGCTTGCATACTAATAACCTTCGCTGTCTTCTCAATCCTTGAAAGAGCTCCAAGCTTAGCATCCCTTGCCTCTGTTGCACTTCGTCTTTCACCACCACGTTCCATAATACCCATTATAGGATTAGTAGCTCCAAGAATCTCCTTCATCAAGTTACCAACGAAAGCAGCGTTTGGTATATTACTTTGTGTTATATCCCTCACCTCCAACTGCTTCACTGCATCATTAACTCCACGTCCCCAGGCTCCTTCATTAAGAGTAATAACACCTCCTGCTTCGTTCATATAATCCTCAAGAGTCAAGATATCAATAAGCTTCGGGTCTGCAACAAGCACGTCGTTAACAGCTTTCCTTACGTTCTTTACGAAGCTGTTGATAAGGAAGTCATAAAGAATCTGTAGACCGTTCACAATCTCAATCTTCGCTGGTGGCATAAGCGTAAAACCATCATACTCTGGAGCACAGATTGAAACAGGGAACATATCGTGGTCTAGTTCTACAGGCTGAGCTGCTATTAAGAGTTGGTCAGCTGCAACTCCAAATATCCACTTCTCTGGCTCTTCACTCTTTCCAAGCTTTCTCTCAGCTGGAATAAGGTCTATATACATCCATATAACGTCAGTGGGATTCTGATAGGAGTTATATGGAGTTATATACTCAGTGCTTTCTCCAGCCCTGCTTCGATAGTATCGGCTAGTCTTAGAACCAGAGATGTCAGCCAAGTACTTTATGTTAAAGATGCGTCCTTCTTCGGTAGTCTCCCTCCGCATAAGGTTCATCCTACCTTCTCTCTTAAGCCACCCAACAAACTCTGCCCTCTGCACCTCATCAACAGGAACGTTAGGGTCACAAAGAAGAAGATAGATATCTATATTCTCAAGTTTATTCCCTTCATATATAAGACCTCTCCCAGAGGTTCTCTTATACTCCTCAACACCACCAGGATTTAACCAGCTAATACCCTTAGGCTCAAGAAGAGTCTTCTTTCCAAAGCGTCTTTCCCAAGTCGTAGTAACAGCTCCAACTCCATAAGCAAGACAGTCACGAAGCATTGTATGAAGAGCTAGACCAACCTTACTCTTTGTACACTGGATAGAGATAACACGCTCAAGAAGAGCAGCACCTTTAACATCTTCAGGTCCAGTGCCTTCATATCGAAAATAAGGTTCTCGAAGGAAGGTTGATACAAGAGGAGTGAGAAGGGTCTCTAAAGCTGCGTAGGAGGCTGGCACAACTATAGAGGTAGGCTTTCTCTTATCAGACTCCTTAAGGGTCTCCTCGTCTTCATCCTGGGCGATATAAGCTGAAAGAGTATCATAGATATCATCCCAAACAGCTATACGAGAGCTAGTTGCAGACTGGCTAGCAGTAGCATAGTCACAGACCATACCAACCAAGCTTCGGTGAAGCTCGCTATCCGGGCTGAAATCTAAGCCTCCAGGATAGTCATACTTATATCTCTTTCCTGTGCCAGAGAGGAAGCTTGGAACAGGTCCTACATTTGCAGGTGACATTCTTACCTCCTATTATACTGGGTTAACTGATTGATATATAGTCTCTAGTTCTTGACACAAAGTCTCTATAGCCTCTAGACGAGTCTCAAGCTCATCACCATGTGTCTAATATTCCTATATCCCTTAAAGCTTGTAGAGCTAAGTTCAGTTGGTCAACAATAGTATCAAACATACTTCCTATTGTAATTTTATTCACCGTATCAGTGCCTGTAAGGTCAAAACCAGAGGCCGCAGGAGCGTCTTCAACTGGAGATGGCTGAACTCTAGGAGTAACTCCCCAGAAACCAAGTTTCTCCGTACCATCAATACCTAACATAGCTCCATAGGTAGTACCCGTACTTATCTGAGCTGTGCTTCCAACTGTAGAGTCATATAATACAATAGACCCGTTTGAACTTCCAGAACCAACAGCAAGAGTACCTCTTGAGTTTAAGGTACCCACTACAGCAAAGTGACTACTAAATACGAGTTCCGGAAGACTAACATCCCAAGTAAAGGTGCAGTCTCTTGGATTAACCCCAACCTGCCCTTCAAAGGTCAGTACTTGGTCATCACCATCCACGCCAGTGCCTATACTTACTGCCGCACAGTTTAGCCATATACGAGCATCATCAATTAGTTTAAGACCAGTTCCATCGTGGAGGATGGAGGAGGCTGTATCGTTGTAATAGGTTCTATTTGTTGACGTAACTATTATATTTCCGTCAAACTGATAATTGCTAAGCCCATCAAAAGAAGCTGTATCGGCAGCGTCAATACCTACACTTATTTCAAGAGAACGTAAAGAATCGGCGGCTCTGTAACCATAAATAAGTAACTCTCTCGTCTCTCCAGAAGCCGCCCCAGTAAAACATTGAACGTTATTACTTGCACCGTCTTGTAGTATTACCGCACCATTGTTACAGAACAATCGCAAATTACCATTAGTAGTTGATAGGTACATATCACCACCAATCTGTGATATTGCACCATACCTTGCCCTATTAGTTTCGTGATAGAGGCGAATATAAGCATATCCTCCAGAAGCCCCCCCACCCATAATGTCAACATAAACAGGAGAAGCGGTACTTTCTACGGTTTGTAAAACTATACTACCATCAGAGGTAGTAAAATAAGCATTGGTATTGTCGTGATACATCTGTACATAATCAGAGGCATCTGTAGAGTAGAGTTTGAACCGATACGTTGCGTCAACCGCACCACCTAAGCCTATCTTATTAAACTGAACATCGCTCGTTGTCTTTACCGACTGGTCTATGTATCCCATCGCCACTGGGTCACTTTCAGTTGATAGGTATACCGTTGTATCAAGTGTAAAAGTGTCAGCTCCTGTATACTTAACAAAGGCAGCTGAGGCATACACAAGCCCAGCCAACGAAGTTAAGCCATCATCATGAGGTTCGTAGACACCAGCATGTGTATGCCCAGCCAGGGCATAGGTCGCAGATATATCTGGGATGTCTCCAGCTATAAGTGTATCCCAAGATGGAACAGCTGAGATAGCACCAGTACCTGTTTGAACAAGAAACTTCTTTGTAGCTGTTGTGTTTCCAGCCAGTCGATTCCACTCTGGTGTTGCATCTGTATAGAGAAGGTCACCAAGGATATTAGATAAGGCTGCAATCTGTGTGAGGTCAGCATCAAGAGGCTGATAGGTTGCAGAGAGGTCAGGGATATCAGCTGCCAGTATAGTATCCCATACTGGTACAGCAGAGACTGCTCCTGTTCCAGTCTGTGTGAAGAACTTCTTTGTAGTAGTAATGTTTCCAGCAAGCTTTGTCCAAGTAGGTGTTACGTCTGCATAAGGAATATCCCCAAGAACTGGAGCTATTGCTGAGACAGCACCAGCTGTTCCAAGAAGTAAGCCAGCAAGAGTTCCCACGTTTAAGCTTCCAGCCGTAATATTATAGGCTGAAGCGTCTATGTTGCTGAGAAAGTCTACTGTTCCAGTAGAACTAGATATATCGTTGTTGTCAAAAGTTAGTTGGTCTACAACTAAAGAGTTAAGAACCATAGAGTTAAAGAAGAAAGCACCAGTTCCATATAAACCATAGTTCCCAAGGTTCTTATAGTAAAAAACCTTAACCTTTGTATCAGTAGCATTTATAACCAAAGGAGACTCATTAAAAGTTAAAAGCGTAGAGGTTACAGCTCCTGGAGCCGCACTAAGAGTATATGCTTTAGAGTTAGCAACATCCTCAGATGCAATAAGATTGACTGTGTTATCTTTTATAAGACCAGCTGCAAAATCAGCAGCTAAGTCTGTAAATGGTGTTCCGCCTGTTGCTGTTAAGGTCTTAGCCACAACTTGAATGTTAGCATTAGTGTAGTGAGCAGGAATAGAAATATCTATCTTATGATAGATGTTAGTAGCATCATCATAAGATAGAGAACCTGTTCGACCTAGATACAATAGTTGTGTTACCATCTTATTCCTCTTTAGCTCAGATGCAGCTGGCGGCCCCCCCCTCCCAAGATACTACCACCGAAGAAATAGTGCGATAAATAATAATCACACTACACGCTCCTTCGTATATTGAGAGGTGGGCGACTCATAGCCCTCAGTTCTTCATACCGCTTGTCTCTTGCTTTACGGTCACAAGCCCTATTTCGTGGGCTGAAGTAGCGACTTCCAATCTCAAGAATCTGTGGAAGATAAGCCAAGCAGTCACTGGCATCCTTGTATCTGCTCTTCGGATGAGACAGGAGTTGGTCTTCAAGGATGTTTAGAGAGACGCATTCCTTGTTGTGCTTTATCTGTTTTCGGCGGTAGAACGGAGCCAGCTCATCTATACGAGCATCCTTGTCTCGACCACGGTCACGTAGCTCAACCAACTCTACCATCCCAGCTAAGCCTTGTGCTATCAGCTCTGTCTTCAGTGGATATGTTAGGTGCTCCACAAGGCCTGTAATCTCAGCTCCGAGGACAGTGGCATGATACTTGTTAATCATATCGAAGACAACTTGATGTTGCTCATCTCGGTGTAGCCTTTCGCACACAAGGTCTCGAACATAAAAAGTGCTCTCGCCAAGGTCTATACCAACGCAATAGATTGCTGTCGCACTACTCGTCCCAGATATCGTCCTCGCTGGGTCATACAAGATTATATTCTCAAGCCTCTTACCGCTTGTCCGCAGCTCGCTATCAAGATAGTAAGAGAAGTTCTCACTCTTAAACGTTGCAGTCTCAGGAGATATAGGAATATTGCAAGTCTCAAGAAAGAGCAAGTCAAGCGTACCTTCATCCCTAGCAGCTGATATCATCGCCTCTATCTCCTTATCTGTCATATACTCAGGCCAGTTGCTATGGTGCAGCTCGTCAAACAACCGGAGGTTGACTGACTTCCAGTTAGGACTATCGAGCAATTCTTGCAGCAAGCTAGCCTCGCTCAACACAGTTCCAATAAAGACTATCTTTCCACCCCTCAGAGGGTCAATGCTACGCATAACATCGCTATAGAGCCACTCCTTTAACTGACGTCTCTGCTCGGGATTCCTTACGCCTTCTTTAGACTCCACGTCATCTATGATAACGAGGTCTGGTCTGTAGTTTCCATGAAGCATACCTCTTATTTGCTGACCGGAACCAAGAGGCATTATCATCGTATTACCACTGGTAATCCAGTACTCCTTCGTGAAGACGTCGCTCCTTTGAGGACCGAACAGCTTTATAATATCAGTGTTTGTAACCAGCTCCTTCTTTAAGCTCTCCGACTGCATAAGAGCATGCTTCTCACTCTTGCTAACGATAATGATAAAGTGCTTTCCACCAACCCCTATAAGATTAGATAAGATATGTCTGGTCGGAAGAGCTAAATCGACGATACTCGTCTTTCCAGTCATTCTTGGAGCAGCTATCGCCGTGAGAGGATATGGGTCATCTACCAAAGAGAAGATAGGGTCGTGTATAATAGGGCTAAAAGGCAGACGAAAGCGGTCTGGAAAGAGAATCTTAGACAGCGACTTCGTGCTCGTTAGGCAGTCCATTGCTACATCTTTAAGTTCGTTGTCAAGTATACTAACCATTTGGATATAACCCCATATCTACTCCACCTTCACCCACTGCGTGGCAGGGACTACCTGCTTGGAGGGTGAGGTCATAATCTGGACCCACACCGTCAGTAAATAGTGGGTCATTAGCTATTGAATTAGCCTCATATCCAGTAGCCGCCTGCCAAGACGCTAAGGAGGAATAATCTACTCCAACACTATCTATAATTGTTCTAAATCTATTAGTGCCAGCATCATTGTAGAAACAATTATAGTTAAAGTTGTAGTTTGTTACATCGTCTGAGTTGTAGGCTGCAACAAAAAATCTATATGTAGCAGACGCTCCTAACCTAAGAAAGATACAATTCTTAACTGTAATATTAAGAAAATATGAAATACTTATAGCATTATAGCCAGCTTCTCCTAAAGTTGGGTCTATAAAGACGCAGCCTATAATATAAAAAGGAGCTAGATAATATGCGTGAGTACTACCTATAAACTCTATTCCTCCATGCCCAGTTATACTTAACGACTTAGAACGTATAAAAGTACATCCTTTTACAAGACCAGACTCTGTACCTCCACCCATCCCACTCTTTACAAAAAGAGCCCCACAATCAACGAATGTAGAGTCTATAATATGCTGAACAAACATTTCTGTAGCACTTACACCTATCCATATACTATAACTACCAAGATTACTAAAATAGCAACCATTAACACTTATATTAGAAAGACCACTATAAATTCCACCGTTGTTATTTGTCACTCCTGTAGTGGTACTAATTGTGCAGTACTCAAACTTAACACTTGAATCCTTCGTAACTGGACTGCCCACAACATAAATACTTCTAGTTTGGTCTGATGTCATCTCAAAAATACAACTAGAAAAGGTAACATCTATAACTTCATTAATATAAGCGCAATACTCTAAACCATCTTTGAAATGTAAGTCATAGAAGAGGAGATTTGTAGTAGCATATAAAAACAAGGAAGCACCATCAACTCCAGTAATATACTGAATCACTGGATTAGCTCCTGAACCATAAGCGCAGAATATTATAGGATTTCTCAGGGCTCCAGAAACTGAACTAAGACTAAGCTGGTCATCCCAAACCTCCCCACGCTTAAAGTGTATAGTGTTACCAGCTACAAAAGTACCAGCTGCTGCCTCCGTATTAATCTTATCTACTGTCTTCCACGCCGTCTCTGGAGTTAGACCATCATTACTATCTAACCCACCAGTAAAGTCAACATAATAACCTATAGGTATAGCAGGATTTGGAGTAATAAAGTCATTCTCAAAGACATCAACTTTATAGTCTCCACTCTCCACTTCAAGATGTTCGTCTGTAGGTCTCTTATGTACAGTTATCTTAGTGGCGTCTTCCATAGATAGGTATTTGTCAACTGCTATCTTCATAGAGATAGATTCTCCTTAATTGTTACTGTACCTTCTTCCTTCCTACTTACCACCTTAACTATGTCGGCAGAAGGAAGGGTTACTGTTACCTTACTTGTATCATCGTAGTCAATAGAGATATCAACATTCATAGGGCTTCCATCACTCATGGTGCTAGTGTCCTTTCTGCTAATCTAAAGTTGCCTTGCAACAATCTGACGACGTTGTCCTCCTCTGACCGACCCCAAGAGATAGTCATCGCTGTATCGTCTGTATTGTTAGCTCCTCTAATAGCAGTGGTCATTGTAAGGACGTTGTGAGTTACTCCACTGTTAGTGACACTGGTAAGAATATAGACTCCATTATTACTATCTTCTCCAGTATTCTCACATCCTGATACCTTAATGTATATAAGGTCTTCATCAGTTCCTATAGCGCCTCTAGCTGATTCAATAGCCAGAAATACGTCGTCTGTGGTAGATGTCATAGTCTTAGAGGCTGCTACTAAATTAATAGTAGCATATGCGGGTTGTAGGATAGCTGTCCAGCTATCAATAGGCAGTAACTCAATCTCGTAGACTCCACTTTCCTCTGTTATCACTGCTGTATCTACAGCGGTCATAGATAGTGTCAGGGTACCTGCAGTTCCGCCGTTAACAATAAGACCTAAATGTTCTCCTTGTCCAGACTCGAAGAACTCACAAATTTTTGTTCCACCCCAATCATCATAGACACGCATACGTGCAACGTAGTTGGTAAGGTCAACTAATGCTCCAGCGGCGTTCCTTACATACAACGTGTATGAAAAGAGGGCTCCCTGCTCCATAGTTATATTCCATCTTCCTGCTGTCATTTTAGTTACCCCTTAGAAACTCATCAATACTCTGTAGTTTCTGGTCTATCGACGTTAGTCTATCATTTATATTCCTATGCTTCTCTTCACAAATAGCCTTCGAGATATTCCCATTTGGTTGAACCTTCTTACTCGGTACGAACTTTACTAAAGCCGTTGTAATCATACCACAGACCCCAAATAAGGCTATAGCATCTGGCATTGACAAACCTGTCATAAAGAAGTCTCCTTTCTAACACCTAAAGCTTTATAAACTTTATTAAGAACTGTAGCACAATCAGCAAGACTTACATAGTAACGCCCATACTCCACGAAGCCATTATCTAGACACCATTGGTATAGCTGAGCTGGGTTTCCGTGTTTTGGAGGGGAGCTTGGACCTCCAGTAAGACGGATGTCGTCTGCGACTGACTCAGAGCAATACCGAAGCCAGGGGATGTTTAATACCGGAAGGTGTAGGTATTGACCTACTATACCAACGGTGTCGTATCTTTGTTTATACCACGGAGCGTCCAGCTTTCGCTGTATCTCCTTCTGAACTAGCCCTCTTGTGTCGGCAGTCCAATCTCTATTATACAGAAACCTTATGTTGTATGTCTTTAGATATGTCTCTATATCTGTTTCATTATAGAGAAGGTTCTGCGAAGCTACCTTCCTTGGCTTGTTAAGCCAACAGCTGTGTGTTACCTCCATACCCTCAAACCTCCGAATGGCAAAGCCAAAGAAGGAATAAGGGTTATCAGTGAACATCGCCATCGGAAGGAGATGCTCCGGTATCTCCAGAACCATCTCTTTGGACAACAGCAGTGTCTGTTCCATCTATGTCTCCTTTAGAAGCCTCTATGAGGTTTCCATTGCCAGCACCGATAGCTCTAGCTTCTGCTTGTCGACGAAGAAGCTCCTGCTTCTCTTCCTCCGTAAAGAAAGCATGAAAAACAGTTCCCTTTATATTCTGACTTCCAGTCCCACTCGTTGTGCCCTCTCTATTAAGGGCGTCTATAACGAGCCTGCCCCGCACACCCTCCCCACCATTCTGCAGAAGCTCCCTATAAACCTTAAGAGCCTGTGGAACAATAATCTCTTTAATGGTCTTCTTTATATCCACCGCTTGTGCATCCCTCTCATCGCCGAGTCTAGCAAGATGCTCTCTTCCAAGCTCACTGTTCTTAACATTAGTCACTGTGACAGAAGAAATGCCGAGCTGCCTTGCAACATCAGACGGTCTTACTCCGGCGAGGATTAAGCGACAGACCTCCTTATGCCCCTCATGTAGGGCTCGGAGGTTGTACTTTCGGTGCATGGTTGGAAGTCTACCCATTAAACAGACCTTTCTATAAAGAGTTACGAAGTAACAAGTGCGATTAAAATTGTTTGCACTTTGTAAGAAAGAGCTTGCTTCACAAGTTCAATTACTGTACAGAAATGTACGCAACATAACTGTTTCTTTCAGTGTCTGCAATAAACATATCATAGATATATATAGATGTCAAGTGAAATCTCTGTGCATTTATATAAGAAAGGCTTATAGCCGCAGGCTGCTACGAAGTAGCAAATGTACATTTGTTTTACTGTATTAAGGTAGTTAGGAAGCCTCTCTAAATGTCGCCGCCATCAAAACCCCCTCCGACGTCTTTCCTGGTCAAGCATCCAGATCTTAACCAAATGGTTTGTTTGCGGCTTGGATTGCGGCCTTTACTAAATGGTTTGTTTCCGAGTCCATATATAAAATCCTTTTTATCCGAACCATTGAAAGCACCCAAGAAAAGACAGTCCTTACTAACCACTTTGTTATCAATCCATATTACAATCGTAATAAAGGGTGACAGTATTACAACTGTTTCCTTCTGGCGTATTACAATTGTCGTTGGAGATAAAATTGTAAAAGATTGTACGGAAACAATATGAGATGGTTGTAGTATGAGGATATGTAACATATTCTAAAATCGTCATTCATAAAGAATCGTACACTGTTTGAAAAATAATCCTTGACATCTGGTTGTTTTTTTGTTTTAATTGTTTTCATACAATCAATATATATGGTATTGATTATTGTTCTTTGAAAAATTGAAAACGGGTTTTCCTTCCACTTTTTGAAAAAAAAACAATATCAAAAATAGGAAGGAAAATAGAAATGGGAAAAACAATCGTTCAAGAAACAACCCCTCAAGAGGAAAAATTTGTTGACAGCTTAAAAATCGAAAACGGATTCGTCGACGGTTTTTGTCTAATTTATGCTAAAACAACTTCTATTAAAGGGGGTTATCCGTCAAGGATTGTTTGCTATAAGATTGTTTTTAATCACGTTCCGATAGGACCCCTCGTTGTTAAGGCAATTGCAAAATTCGTTATTGAGATGCAACAAATACCGAAAAAAGCGAAAAACCTTGAAGCATGGGAAATTGAGACGAAAAAAACAATCGAAAAAACAATCGGCCCTGATTTTAAGTTTGAGCTCGGTTCAAGAGGAGAAACTGTTTCCAAACTCGATAAGGCAATCCTTGACGTTGAAAAACTCAAGAAGCGCAAGCTGACAGCAGAAGAAAAATCTCTTCTCGAAAAACTTTACTCATAAGGTTGTAAAGGAAGGAAAACCCGTTTAGATTTATGGGGAATACTAAAAGTATTCCCTTTTTTTTGTCTATTTTTTGTCTGCTAAATGCAAACAGAACTCTATGTTTATATGTTTATATGGAAAATATATATTCATAAAATCATGTCAATATATACCTATAACCCTTCCATGCGTTTTTTCAATACAGATTTACACTTTTTTAGAATAGATATACAGGAAAAGTGTGATTAAAAATAATTACACTTTGTATGTATCTCCTTTGAAAAAAAAAAAAAAAAAAAAAAAAAAAAAAAA